TTCCTCTGACCATCTCCTGTCCAGCAGCACGACTTGTTCCAGGAACTTCTCTTTCCAACTCACCAATCTTAGATTGAACTTTACCATAGGTATCTTTCTGTTGCTGAGAAGATTGTCCTTTAGTGGACTTCATCATGGTACGAATTTCACCAGTCCTCTCCGCACCTTTTGCAACAGTTTCTTTTTTCTTATCTCTTGCTGCCAACTTAATATCAGTTCTTCTCTGCTTATATTCTTGTTCCGATTCACCCTTCTCTTTTTTTGGTGGAGATCCAAGAGATGATTTCATTTTTTTAGTGGCAGCAACTTCTACACCTCTTTGCAATGTTGCCGATGCCTGATCTGCCTGTGCAGATCCTGCTTGAGAACCTTTATAATCTTTACCACTTACACGAAGTTCTTTTTTTGAATCAGATGGATCTGAAAAAATATAATCAAATCTTCCCTGCCCTTTAGGATTACCCTTCCAAGATTTTTTAGATGCTTCATGATCACCACCAGCAACTCTACCGACATATCCTTGAGAAGAAATCTTTCTACCTTTATCACTTCTAACAAGATTAAAAAATCCAGGTACTGCTCTTTCTAATTCTGAATAATAAGAGTCTTTGTGTGCATCAGTTTTTTTCTTTCCAGAGAATCCATCATCATCTACGTTGTCAAAATGGAGAGGATGTTTTGAATCTTTCTTTGCATTTTCAAGTTCCTGATCAATTAATTTAGAGATAGTTTCATTATCCTCATCTTTGATTGCTTTCCGCATTTCTTTACCAATAGATCCTTTTGTATCCAAAGAACCTACAAGATGATTATAAAAATTAATATTTGCATACTCATCACTATACTTAGGTTTACCACCTCTACCTTCAATAATGAATTCTCCGAAAGACTTCATTTCTATTTTACTTATACCATTATAAGTTTATTTATTTAAGCCAACTAACGGACTTGAACCGTTGACCTGAGCTTTACAAAAACCCTGCTCTATCCAACTGAGCTAAGTTGGCAAAAAAGTCAGAGTTTGCCTCCGACAACACCAGAATTAACAACTCTGGTATATAGATGAAGTGTACCTTCTTGTTCACACTTAAGATGCCATCGAGTCATAGTGATAACTGCATCTTTTGTGGGACCGGTCATCATTTTACGACCTTGTTTGGTTTCACTTGACCATAAACCGAATCGTGTTTCCCATACACGAAAACAATCATCGATCCATTCGTATTCTGAAATTTCTGGATGTTCACTCATTAGTGTTTTCTTCCTTTTTATTGAATCCAAATGGACCTTCTTTTTCATCTAATGCAAACTTAAGAGCAACACCACCAACAGCTTCCATAACTTTTAGAATGTCTTCAGGTTTTGCACCTTCACCAAGTTCCTTAGCAATGTACCAATACTTAGGCCAGAAAGTTTCTCCTGCCTTTTGATAATCTTCAAGTGTTAATAGTTTCATAGGTCTCCTTCTTTACGATTTTCAGAATAGTGGACATCAAAGTTACCACCAGGATAACGTGCAACTAGTTTCTCAACATTCATCTCCATAATTTCATCAAGAGAAGTATCAAGACCGATACATGCCTGAGCAACATACCACATGATGTCACCCAGTTCACGTTTTAGATGAAATAGGTTTTCTTCATTCACGGGTTTACCTTGAAAGATAATCTTTTTGATAATCTCAGTAAACTCACCTGCTTCTGCAGACATACCTACAGCAGCAGTAAGCAATCGTTCGGTAGGAAATCCCTCTTCTTGTAAAGTCGCAATCCTTTGCCCGAAATCGTAATAGTTCTTGCTTTCATTCGACGTGACGGCATCGACAAACTTTAAGTATTTTTTAGTATCAACGTTACTCATAGGTCTAGTAGTTCTTGTTGTGTGTTCGGTAGTTCTTGTTGAATAGGGATTTCTTGTCCCGCAATTCTAATAGTTGGAAGTTGATTTTGTGAAAATGGTTCCAAATTAATCGTTTGATAGTCTGGTTTGAACTGATAGTAATGTCCATCCCATCTAGCATTTCTCATACCGACAAGATTTGCAGCATCACGAAGAATACCGCAGTCGGCAATTTTTTCACCACGTGGGTTGAATACAGAATACATTAGAATTTAAATCCCTCAAATGATTTCTTTGCTTTTGGTTCTTCATCATTATACTCCTCATCCTGTCCTGAGTCAAGGATATCATCCTGTGCTTTTTGCTCGCAATCATAAAGTCGCATCTTGGCACGATCAATTCCAACAATAAATCTTTTAAAGATGGTCGGATCATTATAACGATTCTTCAACTGTTTCACCATAATCTGTCCCAACTGTTCCAACTCTTCTGTGCTAATAAGGGCAAACATGAGATCAGCAGTAGCAGGGAGACCAAAGGATTCACTAGTGTCAGTAATGTCAACATCAGAGCTACCATAACCAGAACGAGTGGTCTGCGTGGCAGAAACGATAGGGACGTTTGCTTCAACAGCCAAACCTCTAAGTTCTTCTGCAATAGCCTTAATATAGCTATATGAATTGACAGAAACACCTGACTTATACCTGCTGGAAGCACATATATTAAGGTAATCAATGAAAATAATATCAGGTTTAAATGACTTCTTAAGTGCAAGTTCATTAAGAAGTGCCTTAAAATGTCCACTATGTGCAGAAGCGGTAGGATATTCTTTAATTATAAAAGAACCTTGTGTTTTTTCTGCCAGTCTAGTAACTTTATTTTCGAATGATGATCTGGGAAGATCTGTCAAGTCTTGGATCGGGACATTGAGAAGGTTGGCGTCAATTCGTTCAGCAATTTTCTCTTCTGCCATCTCCATTGTAATGTAGAGAACGTTCCGTCCTTGGAGCAGCACGGAGCTAGCAACGTGGCACATGAATAGAGACTTGCCGACACCTGTACCAGCAAGCGCGATGTTAAGAGTCTTGTTAGGTAAACCACCTTTCGTGATTTTGTTAAAGTATTCGAGATCGAATTCAATTTTGTCCTCCTTGCGGTGATAAGATTCATATCTTTCTTCATAGTCTTGCAGGTAGTCATGTCCAATATGATTATCAAAAGAGACAGCAAGTGCCTCAGAAAGAATGCTGGGAATAGCATCACGATTTTTCTTATCATCATTACCATCAGCAATGTGGATGGATTCCATCAATGCAAGATAAATCGCACGGTCACGACACCATTTTTCAGTGGTATCCAATAACCACTGACTTTCTACCAAAGAATTATGTAGGGAATTTACAATGTCTCTGGATTGTTTAATCTCTTCTTCAGTGAGATCTGTGCGATTCTCAATCTCAATCTGAAGAGCTTCTTGAGTAATAGTGGAATTGTACTTTACGATAAAGTGAACTATCTCTTGAAAGATAGTCTTTTCAGTTTTAATTTCAAAAAAATCCGGCTGTATGAAGGGAATTACCTTTCTTGCGTAGTCTTCATCAAATACAAGATTTCTTAAGATTGTCGATTCAATTCTTTCCATTTATTCAAATAGTAATCACTTTCTGGTTCGGTAATAAGAGTCATTCTTTTTTTAATAAATTCTTCTCCCTTATCAGTTTCCTTAAATCTTCTTTCTTTCTTATTTTCCATAACTAAACTCCTGTTTTGCTATTATATCTAGTTTTTTCATTATATCTTCGGTAAAGTATGTTTCGGGTTCCTTAAGAATTTGTTTGGCATAAATCTTCTTACCATCACCCAAATCATAACGTCCTGCTACATTTTTCCAAAGTCCGCCAATCTCACCGAGTTCAAGAAGACCATAATATCGATCAAGACCACGATCATCATAAAACAAACGAATTTCCACATCTTTATTCTCTTTACTTAAACGCGACTTAGCAGTCTTTGCCTTGATAATATTTCCAACGATTTCTGTTCCATCCTTTTCCTTTTTCTTGCTAAGATAAATGATCGTAGAGGCAGCATACTTAAGACCGCTACCACCACCCATTTCTTTAGTAGGAACATAAGAACCGATGACATCGTAGGTATGATTGGTAACGATCATTGGAATGTTTGCTTGACCAAGTTTCAAAGTCAGCATCCTAAAAGCACCTTTGATAAGTTGAGATTTCGTCATGTCACGAACCTGCTTATCATTCAGTGCATCAGTAATTTCTTTCTCTGTTGAAAGCATCCCCAGAGAATCTAACACAAACATACATGGTTTGCGTTCATCTTCAGGTTTTTTTAAGTATATATCTACTGCCTTGAGTGCCTTGGTACGAAACTCTTCGACTGTGACAACATTTACAACTATCGTTCTATTTAGATCTACCCCACGACTTGCGAGTAAAGACTTATTAACAGCGGCTTCAGTGTCAAAATATAGACAATAACCATCAGGATTGGAATTAAGAAAATTCTTGACGACTGCAAGTGAAAAGAAAGTTTTTCCAGTAGAAGACTCACCAGCAATGGCAGTAATCTTATTCCCAGATACACCACCAAATATAGACCCTGAAACAAGTCCATTAAAAATATACGAACCTGTGTCAACATAAGTTTCAGTTTCGTCGATGTCTGCTGCGAGTTTTGTGTAGTCATCTCCGATCTCTTTTACAATATCTTTAAGAAAATCCATCATGCAAAAAATAATTCTAGGTTTACAGTTTTTTCAACATTCCATCCAATAGCATCAAGAATTGCCTTGAGTGGTTCTACAAAACTCTTTTCAAATTGTAGGTCATAGTCAAGGTATTTGTCAAGACCAAGTTCTTTGGGAAAGTCCTGAATAAATGAGATTACATTCTCCTGAATAATATTTGGTTTCTTCAAATAAATGAACTTAATCTTTTCACCATTATTGATAAGGGAATACTTATTAGTCAGTTTGTGCTCTTTTATGTAGTGATTGAATAGAAGTGCTCCACGACAATGAATCGGTGTTCCCTTCATATAAATGTTAGAATGAGATCTATACTTCACAACATCAGAGACTGAACGAGGAAATGCAATTTCTTCTGGTGGAAGTTTTTTAAACTCAACACGACAATTATCGATGAATTTGATGACATCATCTTCAGTTCCATTCATCATCAGTTTGAGACCATCTTTAATCATCTGACGACAAGGTGCCGGTGTAGATGATTTAACTGCCTCAATACCCATCATCTTTAGTTTTGGTTCAGTATACTGAACACCCTCACTGTTCCAGACATTGAGAATATAACGCTTCTTCGCAGTCCAAATACCACGTTCGGCAATATTCTCACGCTTCATGATCATTTTTTGTTCATATGCCTGAACATAATCCGCAAGTTTCGTATAAGATTGTTCGATGAATGGTTCCAACTTGTCTTCACAGATCTGATCAAGTATCTTAACAATTGCTGTTTTATCGCCAGACTTAGCACTAAAAAATTTATTAACAAGAGGTCCCATATTAAGATAGATGGAGTCAGTGTCAGATGCGATGACATAATCCTCCCCCTCTGTTTGTAAAAGTTTATTTAGGTAACCGTTCATACGATTCTCAATCCATCGAATCGAAACTTGACCCGAAAGAGTAATTGCTTCAGCATTTGCCAGTTTATAATACCTAAAATACTGATTACCAATAGCACCATATGCAGAGTTGAGCTGAATCTTTCGTGCCATCTGGATGTTGTTACATCGGGCAATTTCTTTTTCCAGTGCTTTCGTCGGAGTTTTTTCATAATCTTGTTTTGCCTGAAGCATTTTCTTTTTATAGACGGTTCGATCCTTGTAAATCTTCTCCATCAGTTCTGGCAAAAACCCACGAACATCCTTACGATACATGGCACCATTGGCACATACCGCATTATCCTTGTACATCTCGAAAG